GGCTCGCTTTCGCGAGCCTCTGCTATAGAGATGACGATCTCCGACATCGGCCGATGATATCATAATCTAGAAGAGCGTCTAGTAGCCCAAAGGGTGAACCACTGCGCTAGATTATGATTACGGTCGCTTAGGAAGCGTACTCTATGTGTGGGTTTACGGTACCACATTTTTAATTTACCGTTCACAATTCATCTATCTTTCCCGTTGTGGGCCGGAATGATCCGCGGATAGATTGGCTTGGAGGTGCCAAAGTCATAAACCTTCGAAAGGAGGTATATATGACCGACGAATCTCGGTTTCGTTCGAGAGTAACTTCGAACGAAGTAGCTGAAGGTAGGTATTTCAATAGATATACCAGCCCATTTGGTAATTGTACGACCTCTCCTGGGGATTATAGAGTCCATTCGGACGTTCCCTTAGAGGTACGATTAAATTACCGCTACGAAGAGATGACCGATGTTGTGACAGAAAATTTCTTTAAACGGCGTGCTAATGGGGAAATTATCAATAACCCCTTGCACAAGACTGTTATAGAAATTGCTGCACAACCCCTTATCGCTCATGCTTACGTATCCACACAATTGTATGGATGCAGTCCGGCGAAATGGTATAGTTACAAGACTATTAAAGTTTCGGCTACGAAAGAATTTGAGCCGACTCTTGCGACTACACCGGATCTCAATGTTGAGTCTATTAAAGATCAGGCGGTTTCCGCTTGCTGGGCGAGTATTTCCCCAGCTCAACTTGAAGGACTAGTATCAGCGTTAGAAATGGACAAAACAGTTGTCGGCTTCTTGGATTTATTCAAGAAGGCTTTTCGAATTCTTCGGGCAGTAAAAAAGAAAGAACTTAAACTGCTTAAAAAAGAATTTTCACGAAAAGAGATGATTGAGTTGTACATGAATGCACGTTATAATCTTAGACCAGTATACCACGATGTTCGCGGCCTTCTAAAGGCTTTGGATTTCGAGGTATGTGCTGATTTTGACCGTCAGACGTTTCGTGGCTACAAAAAAGAGTATGCCATTAATTCTATTGAAACAACTGATAGGTTTACAGACACCTCAGACTGGGCTTATAAGATATTCAGCCATTCGATAACAAATCGAACAGTTGAAGCGCGTGCAGGGGTACTTACATCTTTCGAACCATCAACAATCTCTATGTTTGAACTGCTTGGTTTAGACCAAGGCCTAACTTCGGCATGGGAACTCATTCCCTTCAGTTTTATAGTAGATTGGTTCGTTAATGTAGGTAATACGATCTGTCAATTTAAGCCTGACAGAACATTCAAGGCTTTAACCTCTTGGGTTGTTGTTAAAGATACAACAACTCAGATCACCGTACCTCAATATGGCATATTCGAAAATTACGTCCCGCCTGGCTCTGCCAAGCGTTTGACGGGTATAGATTGTGCTATGTCGGGTGGTTACCGTAAAGTAATTACTACGGTAACAACACGGGAACCCTCACCTCAACGGAGTTTAATGCCTAGGCTTAAAATTCGCCTAGATCCGTTGAAAATCTTAGACCTTGCTATTATAACCCAGAAAATCTTTTCAAAAAGACCTACTTGGCGTTACAGATAGCGTAATCAAGGAGAATTACCATGTTAGACAATACTATCGTCCTTAGTGTAAACGAGGACAATGATGATGGAACCACCCCAGCAGTAGATATTACTTATTCCAGACAGGTCGAAGCGGAAAACCGCTCTGAATATGTCGCGAGTGATCATACCTCGCTTACTCGGAATAAACTGGGTTTTTATCGGACGTTTCCTAAGAAAAATGGAAATTACCGTGGTTCTGAAAAGGTTTCAGCCAAATTTACTGAGGATAAGGAAGTACCTTCAATAGTGGTTGACGAGGATATCTCGTCCCCCTTTATATTGGAGGTTAACTCTTCTTGTCCGGTGGGTGTAACTGACGCCGATAAGCTTGCCATGCGCATGCGTATGGCTGCCTGGCTGATGTCAGACGAGGCAACAAGTTGGCACAATCAACAGCAGATCTAATTAATGAACTGCTCGTGGCTATAATTATAGCTTTGTTGAGAGTGTTAAGCAAATTGCCAAAATAAGGAGCCAATTTATGAAAGATAAAAAGATTCCATCAAAAACTAAGCAGTCATCTGCGGCTCGAAGAGCCGCGTTTGATGTACGCGCAAGAAATTTGCGTCTTCCAAAAGAATATCATTGGAAGGTACTTAGTTCTTTAAAAAATGACCTACAGGCTTATCTTACAGAAGATGAGAGTGTTTTAATCGACACTATCATTGAGCAAAAAGATTTTGATGCTTATTTACTTCTACAAGACATGTGGGGTTTACAGAATGTTAGTATAACACCCTGCGAGCTATTACCTCGAATGGATAACATCCGCTCGAAGTATGCTTTAGCCTGTGTTCTTAAGAAATTTCAGACAAAAGGTAATGCTGAACTTCGTAAAGAAGCCGCTTTGGAGAAATTCCGAGCAGCTGAAGTTCAGTGCCAGCTTTTTAATAACGTTGGCGTAACAAAATTACTTTTTCCTGAGACTGAGGTTGATGCGTGTGTACTTACATATGCAAAATCCTTTATTAAGAAGGTTATTGGTGAAGAGTGTCCGAGTGCTATAAGTCTAAATAGGACGGCTAGACATGGACCGGGTAGTAACCTAGATACGCACCTTAGTGGCCAATCGAATGCTTACTTTAAGTATTCATCATGGCCATACAGTGTGACACAAGGCGCACTACCCTATGCTCAACGTTTGATTGCAATGGATCAAAGATGGTTGAATGCCCTAGATCACTCATATCGAGAACGATATGATATACCTAAGCATTTTATCCTAGATCAGGATGTTTTCTGGTCGAAAATCTTTAATGTTGTTGCAGGTAACGTTATCACTACCGTGCCCAAAGACAGTAAAACTGATCGAACAATAGCAATCGAGCCTGCAATAAATGTTATGTTGCAGTTAGGCGTTGACGGATTTATTCGACAACGTTTAAAACGCTGGGGAGTCGATTTAGACTCTCAAATTAAAAACCAAGCGTTTGCTCGAAAGGGAAGTCAAGTTGATAATGCCAACAGTTATGTCACTTTAGACTTAGCTGCAGCATCTGACACTATTTCGTTAGGTGTTGTTAAGGCGCTATTTCCTCCTTCCTGGTATACTTATCTCATGAACCTGCGGTCCCCAGTTGGGACTTATAAGGATGAGGAACTTTTCAATTATGAAAAGCTCTCCAGCATGGGAAACGGTTATACCTTTGTTATAGAATCATTGATTTTTGCATCCATAATTTTTGGATGTGTGAGATCGATGGAGGGAAAAGTTAACCCTTCCACTGACTACTGCGTTTTTGGTGACGATTTAATCGTCAAACGCAAACATTCAGATAGGGTAATACGTAACCTTTCCAATTGCGGTTTCCGTCTCAATACCGATAAATCCTTTGTAAAAGGTACGGTTAAAGAGAGTTGCGGAACAGATTGGGTTCAGGGCTTACCAGTACGGCCAATCTTTTTGAAAGATTTACCAAAGAACGTAACCGAATTATTTTCTATTCGGAATCAATTCCAAAGATTCATGGAATTACGATTTGGTATTAAGAATGCGAGTGTAGTTACTACCATCGAAAGATGGATTCCCAAAGAATTTCTCAAATTCCGAGGGCCCTTTAGTGACTACGAGTTTGACTCTTACTTGCATTGTGATACTCCTACATCCAAGTATATATATGGATGTTATGGTTTTACCCGTTTAAACATCTCGAGTAAGACCATGGACAAGGAATGCCACGATTTCTTTCTACGTAAGTTGATGAATAATCTTCGACCTAAGGAAAAAGTCTGGGATTATCGTCGTAAAAAGGCTGTAGCAAGTAAAGGTAGTAGTTTCGAACCAACACAGAGAAATTCGTTGTTGGTTACGAGGGCGAAGGAGATCTCCAGGACCGATTTCTGGTCCGATGAATACTCCGAGTATAATCCATTCGTGGGTTATAGCTTAGACTACAAACCATAAACTCCATATGGACCACGAG